CTCAAATGTTTCTGGGCCGTCATCTCGATGGCGTCCAAATCAAGCGTGAAAAACGTTTTCGTATACCCCGTCGTCACAACCGGTATCACTCTACTCGGATTCATCGCTTTCCTTCATATACCCAAGAACCCCCCGTTCCCGGCAAAACAGCATTTTAGAGCGCCCTGTCGGTACAATATAGTCGATGCCCGTCGTCCGTTTAACGATTTCTTCCGCATAAAAGTAAGCAGTCAGCTTCTCTGCAAGACGATTCGAAGCCATTTGGCGGTTATGCCGCTTTAACCGCTCTTGGGCAAATTCCGGCTGAACGCCAAAGGTTGAGGCAATCGTGGCGACAGCTTCCTTTTCGAGACTGGGCAAGTCTGAATGGAGCAGCATAAAGGTTGGAATGCAAAAATGAAACGCAAAATTACTCGCCTTCGTCTCCTGAAATCGGATAAACGATTCGCCCATCGTCAGCTGGTTGCCCGCGTGATGCAGCAAGTGGCATAGCTCGTGGCCGAATTCTTGCCATTGCTCCTGACGGGAAAGTCTGCTGTCCAGCACGATCGATTGCAGTCCGGCACGCTCGAGGGCGCGGCTCGTATAAGGAGCAAAATGAACCCAGATGCCAAGCTTGTCGGCGATCGCTTCAACGTCCAACTGATAAGGTTCGTGGAAACCGATGGTGCGGTATAGCTTCTCGATCGATTGCTCCAGCGGCGTACACGTGTAGGGGTACATCAACATGTCTCCTTTCATAATGGGTTAGGGAATATATGTTCGTATTTTAGTGGAAAAGAAAAGCCCTTCTTGGGCATCGGTTATCCTCTTACTCGCCTTGCTTGTCGCCGGGCTTCCGTTCGGCTTCCCTCGATTTAATAATTTCCCATATTTTTCGCAGTTCGTCTCGTCTTTCTTCAGGCGCTTCCAGCAGCTCTTTAAACCATAGTCCCAGATTCGGGTCCTCCGAATTGCCGGTCGAAACGTCGGTAGGAGGAACGGTAAAAGACGTCTCCTCTTCTTGTCCTACCAGACGGTCCAAGCTTACTTCGAACAGCTCGGCCATATGTCGCAGTGTGTCCAAGGAAGGTTCGCGGTACCCCGATTCATAACCGGCATATGTGCTTTTGGCAATGCCAAGCTGGCTAGCCATCACTTGTTGAGACCAGCGCTTCTGTTTACGCAGCTGCGTGATCGTATCGCCGATCATCGGGGCCACACTCCGTTTCCGCATCGATATGTAAGTAGTCCTTCGCAAGGAGCCGGTCAAGCCTAAAACTAACTCTATACTTGCATAACGCGAACAAAAATGCAAGATAAAAGGGATATTTTAAAAAAAATAGTTGAAAAGTACGCATTACGCGTACATAATAGGGTATAAGAACATGTGTTCCTATTTGATGAAAGGAAAGTTGGACGCGATAAGCGTATATAGCATCGGTTAAGGAGTTGGTTTGGGATGAAAACATGGACGTGGGAACAGATGGACGAGTATCGGGACAATGTATGCGGCCAATGTCCGGGGAGCCTTTGGGGAACGAAGAGCATTTGCCGAGTGCATCAGCGTTCGATCGGGGAAATGGAAAGTTGTCCGCAATGGGAGCAGCATCAAAAGATGCACGCCTTGTCGGGTCGTGATTTGTACAAGCATACGGCAAAAACGGTACAGATGGAACAGATTGAAGAAGAATTAAAAGATTATCCGTGGATGATACGCGAGATCGAACGTCTTCGCGAGCTGTTGGAGCATCCCAGTTCTAAAGTGACCGGCATGTACGGACTCGATGGAGCGATGCCGAAAGGGAAAGGACAGCACGCCAACTCGGTTCATCGGGAAGCCCAGCAGCGGGAGAAGCATTGGCATCGGTTGAACCAACTGGAGGCGAAAGTGGCGCGAATCGACTCAGCGGCCGAACAGGTCGGGGATAGCCGTCAACGGACGATATTGGAATGTTTACTGGGAGGGCAGCGCATGAACGTCATTGCCAGCCACTTGGGGATATCCCGTCAACGTTTGCATGAGCTGAAGTTGGATTTGGTGCGGTTTTTGGCCAGCGAAATATTTGGAGGCGAGGGGAAAGATGTTTCATAAGCATGTTCATAAGCAAGGCTTACATTTCGGACAAAGTGGACAATTTCAACGAAATTTGTGCGAACTTGTGTTCTCGTTGTATACTCGGATCAGGAAGTCGAAGCATCAAAATAAAACGATAGCAGCACGATTGCGGGCCGCCCTTAGAGGCGGTCTTTTTCACATACGGGGAATTTCGGAAAGGAGGAACCGCATGAGTGAAGCCGCGAGCCCGTTCGGGAAACAAGACGCCAACCCATTCGCCGGTCTAACGGAAACTGGAAAGGAAGAAGAAATCGAACGGATGCGGTATCGGCAGCCGGATCGGTGCGTGGCGTGCGTGTGGGGAAGATGGGAGGCGAGTCGGCAGTTTTGCATGCTGCCTGTTTGTATAAAAGCGACATCTCAGGTGGAGGCAAGCCTTGAAGGGGGTGAGGCGGGAAGCGCAAACGAGGTAGACCAGATGAACGAGGTGAAAAGAAATGCGAGCGACGATACAAGCCAGAATAGCGGACGAGCTGTCCGCAATCGAAGGGCGTTGCTATGGCGTAGGTGAGCCGACCGATGAAACCGAGAAGCCCTTTGCCACGGTAAGACTGGCGGAGCAGGCGATTGCATCTCCATGGCTCGGCAGGAGGCGGACGTATGAAATTGCCCTTTACGTGGAGAAAAACGGGGCAGACGAGTTAGATCAACTAACCGAACAAACCATACTGGCGCTGCATGATGTCCAATTGCCCACAGATTCTTCTTTTCCGGAGTTTACATGCCGGTATGAAGGAACAACGGACTCTGAAAGAGTCGATGAAACGCTGCAAGCGCTTGTTCAGGTGTTGCAATTTTCTGTGTACGCCGTGGGATGTGAAGATGAGGGTTCGCCGGACAGTTGGCTGGACGCATTGTGCGAATGGACCGAGTCGCAGGCTAGTATCGATTGGAACGTATATCGGCAGCGTTGGCCTCAATCTTACGAGTCGCCTGCAGTGATGTGGCGTTTGGAGCACATGGAGGCAGCTGACAGCAGCAGTTCAGCCATAGAGCTGCGCAAAAAAGCGGTTGGTCATCTTATCGGTCGAACCGAAGAAGAGAGGCAAACGATGCTTGCTCAGTTAGTCTCTCAACTGGGCAGTGCAACAAAGTTGACGCTGGATACGATCGCCAATCGATATATCTCGATCGACGAAATTTCCGGCAATTTTCAGGCAGACGGTTTGACTGTGGGCCAATTATCCGTAAGCATGCGTCAACGGATAAACAAATCCGTACCTAGCGGTCCGCTTATGAGCCACATCCAGTATTACGGTGGCTTCGGATAGCCGAGAAGTTGCCGTTCAATCCAAATCGAAAGAAGGAATGTCCGAGATGTCTGGTACACGAAAGACGGAACGGAATGCTGCCGCAACTGTGGCAACGCCATATTACCCTGAGTATACGCGGGAGGAGTTACTGGCGGGAGCGGAGTCCTTGTTTGCCGTTAAACCCGAAGTAGTGATTGGCGCGCTGTATGGCAGCGAGAAAGAAACGTATTCAATTGAAGAAACGCAGCGGTTCATCCGCGAATTCCAACAAAGGAAGGTGCAGCACTAATGGCTGGAGGAACTTGGAGCAAGACAGAAATGCCGGTATTGCCGGGGATGTATATGAATTTTCAAGCGGCGGCGCTCGCTGCCGTGCAACCGGGAGCGCGGGGCATCGTCGCCGTGCCGGTTAAGGCGCATTGGGGGCCGGTACGTCAGTTTATGGAGATTGCCAGCCTCGCATCGGCTATCGATACGTATTCGGGCGATGTAACTTCCGGAGCAACGGCATATACCGCTTTGCAGTTGGCTTTGCTGGGCGGAGCGAAAACCGTACTCGCTTATCGTATCGCCGACACGGACGCCGCCAAAGCGACGTGTACGCTGCAAGATACGACGGAGGAAACGCCGGTGAATGTGGTCAAGCTGGAAGCGAAATATCCCGGCGCACGCGGCAACCATTTTAAAGTAACGGTGCAGGTCAATCCGATCGACTCCGGCAAAAAGGACGTTCGGCTGTTGGAAGGTACGACGCTGCTCAAGACGTTCACCTTTGCTGACAGCACGGCTCAAGCTGCTGTAGACGAGATCAATAACGATGCATCCAATGTTTGGGTAACTGCGATAAAGTTGGCCGACGGCAACGGTCATTTGAAAGACGGCAGCGGTTTCTCGTTTGCAGGAGGCAACTCGGGCATCGCCGATATTGCCGCAGAAGACTATATGGACGCGCTCGATGCTTGCGAAACGCAGCAGTTCGACCTGCTCGCTCTGGACGGTGTATCCGATTCGTCCATTCAAGCAAGCGTCGTCTCCTGGGTGAATCGGGTGCGTTCGGAAGGCAAGCCGGTTATCGCCGTCCTTGGCGGTTCCGCTGCCGATGATCTGTCGGTCAGTGCCGCAATGGCGCGCAGCGCGTCGTTCAACCATGAGGGTATTGTCAATGTAGGCACAGGTGCGATCTGGAGTGGCTCGAACTACAGTTCGGCGCAATTGTCCGCATACGTGGCGGGCTTGGTCGCCGGCCAAAAGCTGAGTGAATCGACAACCTATGCTCCTTCGCCGTTCCAGGATGTCACCAGGCGCTGGACGCGCAGCGAGCAGGAGCTGGCGGTGGCAAGCGGCGTCTTTTTGCTCGTTCATGATGGCAAACGGGTAAAGGCGCTGCGTGGCGTCAACTCCTTGACAAGTCTTCGCGAAGGCCAAAATAACGCGTGGAAAAAAATCCGCACGATCCGCGTCATGGATGCGATTCAAGCCGATCTGTTGGAATCCTCAGAATCGAGCTATATCGGCAAAGTGAACAATACGGCCGAAGGCCGGCTTGCTTTGATTGGAGCGGCTCAGCAGTACATGCAGTCGCTTGCGTTGTCCGGCGTCATTGAGTCCGAAGGATGGAACGTGTACTTGAACCCGAAATATTACGGCCCGACCGCAGTGATTACGCCTGAGCCAGACCAAGTGTATTTGAATTGGGAAGCGCGTTTGACCGATACGATGGAACAAATTTTCGGCACGTTTATCGTGCTGTAAGGGGGATAACGAAATATGGATGCAAGTCGCGTATTTTTGGGATCGTATGGAAAGATTTTTATTGGCGGTGTATGGCAGAGCAACTTTAACCATTTGGAAGCCAATGTGGAAATTCAGAAGAAAGAACTGAATTTGGCCGGCGATCCGTGGGTTCGGCACAAAAAGGGCCCGCTAAAAGGGACAGGCACGATCAGCGGCTTCAAAGTAACGAGCGATATGATCGACCGCGGCTTTAGCAAATTTGAGCTGGTCAGCAAGCTGGAAGATCCGGAAGCGTTTGGTTTCGAAACGATCACGCTGAAAAACGTCATGCTTGACAAGCTGCAGCTCGCCAACTGGACAGCCGGCGAAGAAGTGAAGGAAGAAATTTCGTTTACCTTTGAAGAATATACGCTCAACGACCGCGTGGAAGCGGTATAACGATCGGTACAGGAGGAAATACGACGATGATGGACGACAATATTTTGCAAAAATTGCTCGACGCCGATCGGCTGCCTGAGAAAACCGTCAGCCTGTCGCGCCTCGACATTCCCGTGAAACTTCGCGGTTTGACAGGCAAGCAGGTGTATATGCTGCGGGAGAAGTGCACCGAGCGCTCTGAACGCCGCGGTCAAAAATCCGAACGCCTCGACGAAGAGCAATTTAACGTCGCCCTCATCGCCGCAGCCACCGTCTCCCCGAACTGGGGAGATTCCCGGCTGTTGGCGAAATACGAGGCAAGCGGCGGCGAGGAAGTGATCAAGCGTATTTTGTTGGCCGGCGAATTGTCTGCATTGGGCGACGAAGTACTCGATCTTAGCGGGTTTAACACGACGCTGGACGAAGTAAAAAACTGATCAGCTCCGGGGGGCTGGCGGGCATGCTGCATCTGTTATGGGTGCGGCATCATCTGCGCCCCGGAGTGTTCTGGGAGATGCCGCGGGGAGAGCAATTGTTTTTGCTCGCCAGTGCGGAGTTGGAGCTGGAGGAGGAAGCAAGCCTCCGTAAAGCGCAAGCGACAAGGCCAGGAAGGCGGTGAGGAAGATGGCCGAATTGGCGGCTAGAGACGGTTTGAACAGGCTGCTCGGATCTCACAATAAGCTCCGGGAAAATATGGACCGCACCATTGTAATGTTCTACAGATTAGAGCAGTATATCGGCAGGGTTAAAGACGCGATGTCGCGATTAAGCAATGCAGATGTTGGCAGCGGGGTAAGCGACAAGGCAGGAACAATTAATAATACGACCTATATATATAATACCAGCAACAACTATGTTAATGAAATAAAGTCAGGTAATGGGAACATATCAGCTTCTATAGATAAGTTAACTGCAGCTATTGATGATTTAAAGAAGAGCGTAGATAAGAGCGGTGAAAAAGATCTTTTGGATTTGTTGTCATTCGGTTTCTCTGCAATAGGCGCTGCAAATGATGGATGGGACTTATTTGACAAAGTAAAGGATAAGTTTTTTTCCAAGGGAAAGGGGGAAGGAGTCTCCCAAAAAATAATATGTGTTTGTGAATG